GCCACGGGTGAACAACGAGCAGCGTATGGTGTTCACGAATCATGCGAGCATCACGTCTCTGCCTTCACGTAAGGACGCCGCCCGTGGGCGTACCACGTCGCTGTTGATTGCTGACGAGTTCGCTTCGCTAGAGGACCAGGAGGAAGCCTGGGCCGCTATGCTGCCCGCCACGTCTGTTGGCGGGCAGGCGGTGGTTTTGTCTACCGCCAAGGGCAGCGGTGACCTGTTTGAAACGTTGTGGAACAAGGCGACGACAGGGGCGATGGAGTGGACGCCGCTGTTCTGGTCGTGGCGTTCTGCGTTCGACCAGGACTGGTACGCTCAGAAGGCCAGAGAGTTGTTGCCGTGGCAGTTGGCTCAGGAACATCCTGAGAACGCTGAAGAGGCGTTTGTGAAGTCTGGTAACGCCGTCTTCGATTTGGACAAGTTGAAGCGTATGACTTTGGTTGATCCGCTGGTAGGCGAGTTCAACCCTGAGACTGAAACGTTTAGGGCCGTGAAGGATGGTCCGTTCCGTGTGTGGGAGACACCCGAACCGAAGGTGCCGTACGTGATTGGGGTGGACATTGCAGAAGGTTTGGAGCATGGAGACAGGTCCGTTGCGGTGGTCCTTCGTGCTGACACGGGAGAAGCGGCAGCAATCTATGCCTGCCGTGTGGCGCCGTGGGAGTTCGCTCAAATTGTCGGCGGGCTTGGACGTTGGTACAATTCTGCACTCATTGGACCTGAGCGAAACAACCACGGCCACGCTTTCATTCGTTCTCTTGTCGAGGAATCATATTTTCCAATCTTTCGTCACCATCGGGCTACCGCACGACGTGAGAAAGAAACTGATGAACTTGGTTGGCTCACTACCCCGAAGACGAAAGCATATTTGATCAGCGAGTTCGACCAGTTTATGAACGACCATAACATTCCTGACGCCTATACGTTGGCGGAGGCGAAGGTGTACAAGCGGAACGAGCAGGGCAAGATGGGCGGCTCACCGTTTGACGATCATGTGATGGCGTATGCTATTGCGGTTGAAATGTTGAACCATGCCCATCTGCCTGAGTACAGACCGAGGGGTGCTGCACCGCCGCCTGCCTGGTCGTTTGGCTGGTGGGAGAAAAAGTTTGGCGGTGAGCAGCGCCAGAATCGAAAGATTGGCGACCGTCAACGTGAACGTTCGTTTGTCTAGTAGATAGAGGGATTATGGCTTACTGCGCTGTCGAAGACTGTTTGAAAGACGTGGATCGGGACGGTTTGTGTTTCTCACACCGTGTTCGCACACTCATGTTCACGAAGGGTCATCTTCGTAACAATTTGCATCCTGGCGCCACGATTCGTGAATCCCAAGCAATCATCAAGGCTGATGCCGCTAAGAACGGCTATGATGCCGTTCCGATCGACAAGGGATAACGTATGGCTTACGACGACCCACAGGCGAAGACAATCGACTACGGCGACAAGGGGGGCGACCGCCAGAAGCGGTTGGAACGTTACCGTAGCCAGATCAAGGCGTCTCAGAAGTGGCGCAAAGAGAAGCACGAAGAAGATTGGCGTGACTTCATCAACCTTTACGCCAACGAACATTTCAAGGATCGTATCGGAGAATTTGAAAACGATCACCAGATTTCGATTGGTATTGTGTTCTCTACGATCAACACGATCTACCCGTCTGTGTCGATTGCCCGTCCGAAGATCACGGTTGAGGCAACCCATCCTGATTTGATTGACCCTGCTGAAACGGTGGAAGCCGTCATCAACTATTGGTGGCGGCATTTCGGTTTCCAAGATGAGTTCCGTCAGGCTGTCAAAGATTATCTGATTCTCGGTCACGGCTGGCTGAAGACGACGTACCTGTTCGAAGAGCAAGAGGTGCAGCGTGATTCGGACGACATTCAGCAAGAGTTGATGCAGAAGTTGACCGAAAAGTATACTGCCGTGTCGATGAGCCCGCAGGATGAATCTCTGTTCCCAACGGATCAGGAGATTGCCGACCTGCTGCCAACGACGAAGAAGCAGGTGTTGGAGGATCATCCGAACGTTGAACGTGTAAGCCCGTTCGACATGTTTGTGGACCCTGACGCTACACGGCTCTTCGATGCCCGTTGGATCGCTCAGCGCATCGCTGTCCCTGCCTCTGAAGTGAAGGAACGCAAGGATTGGTCTGCGAAGCAGCGCACAGCGATCCTTGCCAGCAAAGGCAACATCAAAGAGTCGGACGGTTTCTACGACGATCAGGTTGACAAGGACGAGTCGTATGTGTTTGTGTATGAACATTACGATCTTGTCCGTGGCACCATCTGCACGTTCACGTTGGATGGCGCCGACGACTTCTTGAAAGACCCTCAGGAGATTCCATACGAGTTCGGGCATCCGTTCATCATGCTTCGCAACTACGAGATTCCTGAACGATTTTACCCGATGGGTGAAATCGAATGCATGGAACCTTTGCAGTTGGAGTTGGACATGACTCGTTCCGCACAGTTGCGGGACTTGTTGAACCATGTGCGCAAATATGCGTCACGCAAAGGCACGATGGATCAGGAAAACATTGAACGTCTGGCTACTGGCCGTGACGGTGAAATGATCCTGTTGGAAGAATCTGCGCCTGACGACGTGACGAAGGCGCTTATCCAGTTGCCGACAATGGACATTCCGCAGCAGACATACCAGATGACACAGGTTATCTCTGATGACATGACCCGTGTTTCAGGTGTCTCTGATTATGCGATGGGGTCCATGCCTGAAATCAGGCGTACGGCGACTGAAGCGGGCATCATTCAGGACTCTGCAAACTCTCGGGCTGCTGACAAGTTGGCTCAGATTGAGATTGCGTTGGCTTTTGTTGCCCGCCGTATCTGCCAGTTGGGCCAGCAATACCTTACCGTCGAACAGGTTGCCAAGATTGTGGGCGAAGACGGGTCGGTTACTTGGGTCCAGTTTGACAAAGAGTCGATTCAGGGCGAATTTGACTTTGAGATTGAGGCTGGGTCTACCCAGCCGCAGAACGAAACGTTCCGCCGTCAGTCTGCGATGCAGTTGATGGACGCCATTTCGTCTCCGCTGTTCGCTCCGCAGCCTGATCCGATGACAGGTGTGCCCGTTCCGATCTTGGATGCTCGCAAGGTTGCGGAATATGTGTTGCGTAACGGTTTCGGAATCAAAAACGCACAAGAGTTTTTGGTTCCCGCACCGCCCCCGCCGCCTGTTGACCCGATGACAGGGCAGCCGATGATGCCTGGTATGCCTCCTGGGGCGCCACCAGGGCCGCCTGAGGGCACCGAGGGCGAACCTACAGGCCCACCAGGGGCTATGCCGCCTGGAATGCCGCCTGGCCCCCCTCAGGGGGCTCCGCCAGGACCATAGCGTGAACACTTTGCACGCTATAAGATAGAAGAACAATCCCGAAAAGGAACTCTTGCATGTCTTTTACAGAAACAGACGCCTTCGACACGGCTGCCGCAGAGGCGGTAACCGAAGTTGAAGGTGAAACGACAGAGGTAGCAGCGGAAGCCCCGCCAAGTGAGCCTGTTGTAAGCGAAGTTACTTCAACCACCGAGACTACACCCTCAGCACCTACGGAAGAGAAGCCGTGGTGGGAGGATAGGCTTGATGAAACCGTCGATGTCAATGGCGAGCAAGTCCCTCTAAAGGAATTGCGCCAAGGCTATCTGCGTCAATCCGATTACACTCGGAAGACTCAGGCCGCTGCGGAACGTCAGAGGCAGGCGGAGTGGGCTGATAACTTGCAAAATCATCTGCGCACCGACCCTGTTGGGACGTTGCGGCAGATGGCTGAGGAATTTAGACTGATTCCACCAGGTCAAGAGGAATACGACTTTCAGGAACCTGATCCGTATGCGGAAAGGTTCAACGAAGTTGAGCAACGGCTGAACGCTGTTGCGCTTCGTGAGACGGAGGCCGCAATCCGACAGGAAGTTGTCGATGTTAGGAATCGCTACGCTGATTTCAACCCCGATGAAGTCCTGCCCATGATCGCTGAACTTGGTTCGTATGGTGTCGGACTGACAATTGAACAAGGATATCATCTTTGGAAAGGTCAGAGGGCATCTCAGCGGGAAGTGGCGGAACGTGACGCTAAGGTTCGTGCCGAGGCTGTCGCCGCCGCTGAAACCGCTAAGCGAAACCAGGCTGGCACGGTGCAAGGTGGACATTCCCCAGCCGCCCCCGAAGGTGATGATCCCGCACGCTACCGTGGTATGTCGTTCGAAGAAATCGCTGACGAGGTATTTGCTGGATGGGATTCATAAATCGAAAGGTGACAGTTAATGTCTAACCCGAACTTTGATTCCCTTGTTGCCACTACGTTGAAGAAGTATGTGCCAAACATGGCGGACAACGTTTTCAAGCGTTACGCCCTGTTGGACTACCTTCAGAAGAAGAGCAAGAAGTATTCCGTTAGCGGTTCTACTCTTGTTGTCCCTCTGATGTACGATGTGAACACTACGTTCACCACATATTCTCGCTACGACACGCTTGACCTGACCCCTCAGGAAGGCTTGACGGCGGCGGAGTACCCTTGGAGGCAGGCCGCCGTGTCTGTCGCTATCTCGGGTATTGAAGAAGCGCAGAATAGCAGCAAGGAACAAGTTATCGACCTGTTGAAGGCGAAGACAAAGCAGGCCGAAAAGACCGCTGCGTCTGAATTCAACACGATGTTCTTCACGTCTGACGGTACAGGTAACGGCGGCAAGGATTTTCTTGGCCTCCTAGCCCTTGTCGGTGACGCAACCCACGGTCCTGCGACCGTTGGTGGTATCAACGGCAGCACCTATGCCTATTGGCGTGCCAACATTGACGATCAGGCAGTAAACTTGCAGATCGTTGACTTGTGGAACACTTACAACAACTGCACCGCTGGTGGCGGTGACGACGGACCCGACTTCGAAATCACGACTCAGGTGTTGTGGCAGGCATATTCCGATTTGCTTCAGCCCCAGCAGCGTTTCCAAGATTCGAAGATGGCGGCAGCAGGTTTCCAAAACTTGATGCACGGCGGGGCTCCTGTTACTTGGGACGTTGCTTGCCCTACGGGTGACTGGTACTTCCTGAACTCTGAACATTTGTGGCTTGTAACGGGCCGTGACAAGTGGTTCAGCCCAGGCAGGTTTGTCAACCCTGAGGATAAGGACGCCAAGTACATGCTGATCCTGTCTTACGGTCAGTTGGTTACCGACGAACGCCGCAAGTTGGGCAAGTTGGCTTCACGTACCGCTCCATAATCTGGACGGTTCTTCATGGAAGGGGAGTGGGAGTGTTTCACTCCTGCTCCCCTTTCTAGCATCTAGGAGAGGATTTGCAAGTCAAATGGCTGTTACCAACCTCAACGACCCTTGGCAATCTGACACCGTTGTGCCTGCCCTTCAGGCTCCCCCAGGGTGTGTGCCTGTGCGTCAGTTGCAACGGGGAGAGAGTGGCAATTCTGTCGATATTGTCCCTGCTCCCCCCCGCACTGCACGGGAAGCCGTGGACAATCACAAATGCGTTCGACCTGGGTGCCGAGGATTGAGACAGGCAGGTAACCAGGAGTGCGCTCCGCACCGCCTGCAAACTGAACGTGTAAAGGCCGCACATGGCAACACTACAGAACATTAGGGATTTCACCCGCCTGTCATTGCAGACAGATGCCGTGGACCTTCCCGACAGCCTTGTTGACATTTATGCCAACGATGCTCTCACCCGTGTGCTCGGTTTGCGGGACGACTGGCCCCACCTTTACAGTGAGGGCACTTTGGCGATGGTGTCAGGAACAGGGAGTTACACGCTTAACTCTGCGTCGTTCAACCCGACTACGTTCACAACGATCGAATCCATTTGGGATGATGCGGTGTTTGGCCGTTCGTTCATCCAAATCGACTACCAGGAGGCGGCAGGCCGTTGGATCGGCCCGTCCGCTTCGGTCACGGCAGACCCCGTTTACTTTTCTGTGTATGGCGGTAAAGTGTATCTGTGGCCTAAGCCGAACGCCACTCGCTCGCTGCGGGTCGGCGGATATCGCAACCCGACAGCGATGGCGGCAGGTTCAGACGTTCCTGATATTCCGACACAGTTTCATGCTGGCATCGAATACGGTGTTGTCGCTTTGGCCTACGCCCAGCAGGAAGACGAACAGTTGGCTCAGGTTTGGAAACAGTTTGCCAATGAATCTGTCATGGTTGCGATGCGCAACCTGTTTATGAACCGTAGGCACAAGCCGATCATCCTGTTTGGTCGTGACCAAATTTGGGGCATGTCGTATGCTGAGTGGATCAGAAGGAATATTTAATGGCTGGTAGGGCTCAGGTGGCGTTGTCTCGGACGACGTATGCCGCCGACTCTCTAGACGATTTCACATGGGGCCTTGACCTTGGCCCCGTGCAGCAAATCCCTGCCAACGGTGTTGCTTTGGCGAGAGACGTAGATTTCTCTGCAAGGGGTGGCTTCGTTCAGCGCAACGGTATTGTGCCTTTCGACTATGCGCAACCACATGTGGGCGAAAACACATACATTCTCGGCACCCATAACAGGGTCGATGATGCCGTGCAGCAGGTTATGGCAATCACGACGACAACAGGTGAAATCTGGTGGTCTGGCGGGGGCGGATGGTTCACCGCCACCGCTTCAGGCAAAGGCAACTGGCCTGTAGTAGCCCAGGCTGTAACTGGCATCCGTTTCAAGGACGGCATTTTCGCATCTACGATGGCACAGTTTAATGATCGTTCCTACATTCAGAATGGCGCCATCCTGCCTGTCCGTTGGAATGGTTACGTGTCGAGCACTTTGACCAACAACTTCAACAGCAACTTTGCGGCGCCTACGGGCGGCAACATGCCTGTCGCCCGCCTGATCGCCGCCCACCGTGAATACCTGTTTGTCGCCTACACTGATGACACTTTCGGCACGGTTACCGACCTGCATCCCCGCCGTCTGCGCTGGTCGCATCCTGGCCAACCTGAAGATTGGCGTTCACAGGATTTCATTGACATTCCGAACGGAACAATTCGTGCATTGTTGCCGTTTCAGGATTTCCTAATGGTTTTCACCGATGACGAAGTGTACGGTCTGTACGGTACGTCTGCCGACGATTTCAGCCTTCAGCGCATGTCGGGTGACACTGGTACGGCATGGGCACGTTCGGTGACCCGTGGTCCTGGTCGGGCTTACTGGTGGGATTGGGATAATGGTGTCATGTGCTATGACGGCCGCAAAATCTTCTCTGTGTTTGACAAACTGGCTCCCGCTTTGCAGGCGGGCCAGTTTTCGTGGGGTGCCATTCAGAACGGTTTGGACGACATTCCCGAATTGTGTTGGGCGGATGGCAAACTGTATGTCGCAAAGCAGATCACTCCAACCGATCTGGGTTTGACTCTCATGTTCGATCCTGGCGTTGGCAAGGGCGGTGCGTGGACCACCTATGATTGGGGCGGGTATTCGTCAGAGTTTGGTTCAAGAGGAATCGTGTCGGGCATGACAACGATTCCACGTCCATCGAACTTTGATCTTATGGTTGCTGGTGTGGGCACAAGGGCCTACATCACGAACGATGGCGTGTTCGATTTGGATTATTTCGGTGGCGCCATTCCGACGATTCCTGCGGCGCCTCGCATGTTGCTGCGCACAGCACCGATGCAGGGTTCTACGAACGCCACCAAAAAACGGTTCAGAAGGCCTCGCATGGCTCTTAGAAGTGGCGCCGCACAGTCATTCTGTTACAGGTGGGTGCGTGACTACGATCCTACAGCCGCAGGCAACAAGGTTGCGGCAGATTACATCACTGTAGTTTTGGACAACATCACGAACCGTGCCACCGACTACATGATTTGGAACGGTTTGGACCCCGCTCTCGGAATCGGCCATCTGGCACCGTCTGTGCTGCCCATCACGCCGACTGTGGTCAGGACCGATAACGCTACGGCAGCGACCATCACGTCAGGCGCTTTCACCGTCGCTGTCGATGACATCGTTTTGGTTACGTACGCCGCATATGACAATGCGGGTACGACGATGACAGCGACGATGACAGAGGGGCTGCCTGGCACCGTGTTTTTCAACAGGATCGAATCGACGTTTGTGAATGGCGGCAAGTCTGCCGTGTTCGGCGGGTTCATCACGAAATGTCCTTCCGCTGGTGCTGGTGCCACCGTGCAGATTGACATTCCTGGGGCCGACGATATCGCTATCACCATCTACAAGTTGAACAACGCTCAGGCCCGATTCTTGCCCACTTACGCTACAGGTAACGAGGTTCCCGCTTCGGGTGGTGTCGGTTCATCACCTTTCGGCGATCAAACCTACATCACTGCCAACGATCAAAACTTCATCATGGTTGTCTTGGCAGAGTTGACCAACTCCGATATTGATTTGAACACTTTTACAACAGATATTGAAGACAACAATGCAAACAACATCCTTGGGTTGGGCCATAAGGTTGCGGCCGTAGGCGTCGTTCAGTGCGGTTGGCAGGTCGTTTCAGGCACAAACACGTGGGGTTGTGCGTTCGGTTTCATTGTGCCAGGTTTGGCGTCAGGTTCGGATGGCGTGTGGAACACCGACAAGTGGGGCGGCAACGGGGTTGAAGAGTTTGTCCAGTTTGAGACTGAACCGTCTGCGGGTGCAGGTCATGTTGTGCAAATGGAGATTCGCAACACCTTTGCGGGTGACGCTGCGGTGAGGATCAACGGCACCGTTGGTTTGAATGACAGTTTCGGCATGGATTCCACAATCCTGCCTTATCGTGAGAAGGGGCTACGCTAGTGGCTTTGACAATTCCTAACCGTTTCTTTCCTGGCACTCTGGCGGACGCCGATCAGGTGAACGCCGACTTCGATGCGGTGGCCGCCTATGTCAACTCGTCGTTGGAGACGGTCACAACCCACAACTCTGATATTGCCCTGCTTCCCAAAGGCAAGGTGAGTGGTGGCTATGTGCAGGTGACAGCCAACCAGGGTTCGATTACGACTATTGTCGATTTGACTTCACTGACGGTAACGTTTACTGCCTTGGCTTCACGCTATTACAAGATTACGGGTTATGGCCAGTTGCAGTCTACGGTCGCTAACGATACGGCGATTTTGACTATCGCTGATGGTGCTGGCACTCAGTTGCAACAGACCAACGTTGTTCTTCCCGTAGCAAACGCATCTGAAGCCCTTATGACGCAGATCGCGATTCAGCCTGGGGCAGGATCAAAGACATACAAGTTGCGAGCGGCCCGAAACACGGGCACGGGCACCATCACTTTTGCTGCGGGCGCCACGTTCCCAGGGTTCATTCTGATTGAAGATATCGGACTGTAATGCCTACAGCCTTCGGATGGTCCCCACCCAACCTGCCGTCTCTGACCTTTCAGGAACGTGTAGCGTTCAACTCTCTGACCAACTTTATCAGCCTGGGCGTTTGGCTACCGTGGGCTCCTGTCGTCACACAGGGCGGCGATGTGGCCATCACGGCGGGGCAGGCGGAGTACACTGTTGCTTACGGTATCTGTGAGGCGCATTTTGGGCTTCAGATTTTGGGAACAGGAACAGCAGGAAACACACTTTTCGTTTCACCGCCCGTTCCAATGTTTGCCCCTTCTGTCGGGGCGGTGGCAGGAGACGTGATTATCGTTGATTCTGGCGCGCCTGTCGTGTATACGGGGGTGGCCACTATTTCGTCCAACGGCATCGCTTTCATGCGGGCCGTTGGTTCCACGGGCAACTATTGGGGTGTTGATCCTAGCGTGGCAATTGATGTGAATGACACCGTGACGGGCAGTATCAGATACAGGGTGGCATAATGGCTTTCGATCCTAACGCTTACAGCATGTACTCTGCCGCAGTGCAGCAGACGCAGGCGAAGATTCAACAGTATCAGCAGGCTATGGCCGCAAACCCCGCTGGTGCGGGCATGTATCAGGCTGCCATCGCACAGGAACAGGCGAACCTTGCCCAATATCAGCAGCAGCAGCAAGCCCAGCAGGCTTCATATCCGATGCAGGTCAATGAGGCTGGCTATCAGGGTGAACGTGACCAGACAAACCAACAGTATGGTTCACAGTTGGCGGCACAGGATTATGCGCAAACTTTGGCCCAGCAGCGGTATGCGAGACAAACGGGCGACTGGCAACAGGGCAGGATGCAGCAACGTGAACATGTCGATTCGGGTTATCAGCGTCGTGGCGTGTTCAACTCTGGCATCCGCCAGCAGGGTTTGAGCAACTTCTATGAGCAGGGCGCCCGTGAGCAGGGTGCGATGGCTGAAGGCCAGGCTCAAACGTTGGGCACGATCGCCCAGCAGCGTGCCGCTTTGCAGCAGCAGCAGCAGGGCGCCCTAGGTCAGATTGATATGAGACGCCAGCAGGATATCTATAATCAGTTGGCTGGACTTAGAGCGGCAGGAGGCCAGTAATGCCACCAGGAGTACGACCATCACCAAAGCCTAAGACTGTTGCGACTAGGGCGGGTCCGTCTATTTGGCGTGGTGAATCTGAGGAAATTCAGCGCAACCTTGCGAACAGCCGTCCCAGCCAGTCTGGTCTGCCAGGGGCAGGCCAGGGGGGCCTTCCTGACCCTGTGGAATTGTTTTTGCGCACCCAACAGGAAATGGCAAGCATCCAAGGCTATTCAGGCGGCGGTGGTTCTAGCCGTGGCCGCCGTGGTGGCGGCGGCGGCGGTGGCGGTGGCGGCGGTGGCGGCGGCGCCAACCCTACGGCCGAATATCAGGGCCAGTTGGCTGCCCTTGATGCACAGGCCGCAGAATTGGCAAACCTATATGGGGGCAAGGCGGGCATGGTTGGCGGCTACGCCGACGCTGCCCGTCAACGTGCCGCTCAACAGAATGCGGTGCTGACAGGCCAGTTGGGGGAACGTCGTACCGCTTCTGAGGCTGCCCTGGCACAGCGTACGGCCGCCATTCAGGCCATCATGGCGCACGCCCAGGAACAGTCACATGGCCTTGACAGCATTGCGCAGGGCGACCTGGCGGCACAGGGTGTTGGCATGGGCGGCTACCAGCAGGCGGCAGGTTTGGAACAGGCAAGGGTCAGTGGTCTGGGTGACGCCCAAAACTTGTATGGTGCGAACATGGATAACATCTACCGTCAGGCCAACAACGCTAGGGACACGTACGGCAATCTGGCCCAACAGGATTTCTCTTCTAACATTGAGGCGAATCAGCAGTTGATTCTTGGCAAGTTGGCCCAGCAGAGGGCCGAGCAGGAATCGCAGATCGCCACTCAGCGTGCTCAGTTGAAGGCGCAAGCCATTGCAGCGGGAGTTAAGGTATAATGAGCGATTTCCAAAACACCGACCCAGGTTACGACCCTTCCGCTCTGGACCCTGAGACGGCTGCGCTTGTGATGCAGTTGGCACAGGGTGGATATCAGCCGTATCCTCAAATGTTGAACGTCCCTTACACCAAGGAATTGCTTGGTGTCGGCACTGACCCCACCCGCAACTTGGGCGGACAGCAGACACGTTACAAGTCTGCGGCCAACATCATGGGTTACAACCCTGTTCAAGAGTTTGCTGGTCCAGAGTTTGATCCGTATGTGCCACAGTATGACACGGTGGCACAGGAGGCTCAGGGCGATCAGTATGCAGAGGCGTTGCTGAACGATCTTCAGCAGGGTCAGGGTGCGTTGGCATTGGCCAATCAGATTGATCAGGCGACATGGACGAAAAATGATGGCGGACCTGTTGAGGGCAAGCCGTTGTCTGCGGAGCAGGCTAAAAACTACAAGTCATGGTTGGCTCGTGCGCAACAGGCTTACACGGCTGACATTTTGGAAATGGGCAAGCGCCAGCAGACCGCCACCGAAGGCGACGTTAACTCCATGGTGCCTACCGACGAGGCCGCCAATTTCAATGAGGATGCTTGGATCGGTAAGATTGCTCAGTCGGGTGGTGCGCTAGGCCCACAACGCCACCAGGGCGAACAGTTGTTCCAAAAGGCGCAGGCTCCTGCTGCCACTGCGGCCGATCGTTTCAGGTCGTCATCGTTTGGCGCTCCGTCTTCACCGAGGGTGGAGCGTCCAGGGATGAAGCCTCTAACCAAGCAGCCTTCTAACTCGTGGGTCGCCAAAGCGGAGCAGCGGGGCTACAATCAGCGTGAACAGGGTTACCGTGGCGAGGCACGTGCAGCGGTGGCGAATGCCGTTCAACCTTCTCCTGCCCGTGAACGGGCTGTCCGTGCCGTAATGGCTTACCGTATGGCGATGGGATTGTCTGCCTCGTAATGACTCGTTCCGATTTGACCCTTCCTGCTTCAGCCCGCCGCACGCCGCCGCCGCCTACAAGGCGGACGGCGGCTCCTGCATCCACAAGTAAGTCGGGTTCCTTTGCGTCTCTTGTGGGTAAAAGTGGTGCAACCTCTGGCGCCCCTGCTCGCACGTCTGGCGTGCGGCAGGAGACAACTACGGTAAGGAATCAGAACGCACAGATTCAGCGTTCTAACGCCCCCTCTGCTTTCAAAGAGTTGACAGCGAAGATCGCTTCAGGTGAAAAGGACAAGGGCAAGGACACGGGTGTCCTAGGTTCTGTTTCTGGACTGTTGCACGATGTTCCTGGCGTTGGCTGGGGGTTGGATAAGGCTGGCGAGTTTCTTCAGGCTGAGCCTGTGCAAGATGTTTTGAAGACGATCGACATTCCTCGTGCCGCTGTCGTGTCTGGTTTGGATCAGGCTCTTGAAGCGGCTGGGATGGTGCCTGATAACGGTGAAGATTTCGGGCAACAGTTTAACCGTCGCATGTCATATTCCGAGTTGACGCACACGGTGGAAGGTTTGCCTGGCTGGGCTCAGGGTATCGCAGGGTTTGCGGGCGATATCGCCCTTGACCCTACATCATATATCGGTGTCGGCATGGGCAAGGCCGCTATTGAGGGTGTTACCGCCGTGGGGCGGCGAGAGTTGGCGGAACAGATTGTTACCCGTGCAGGTTCGGCAGGGTTGAAAGATGCCGAAATGCAGGCTGCTGAAAGGCTGGCGGCGGCGGCAGGCCAGCGTGGCCGTGGCGCTTTGACGACCCGAGGGTTGAGGGCTGCTAACGTTGAGGAAGAGTTGGCCGCCAAGTTGAACATGAAGCCGACGTTTGGCGTTCAGGTTCGTATCCCTGGCTGGGAGAAATCTGTTGGTGGCCGTCGTGTTGTGGAGGCTGTGGAAGATGTTAAGGGCGCTGTTAAGGCTCGCATGGCTAACACTACAGGTGGCCGCATCATGCGCCAGTTGCGTGCTCCTGATTTTGATGCTGCTCTAACCGACGTTCTGTATTCGGGCAAGGGTAGCGCCCATGTGCGGGCATCTGCCGCCCGTGTGCTGGCTGCCACCCACATGGGTCGTGGCGAATCTGCCGCCCTGGTTGACCGCATGTCACGTTGGACGAAGGCCGAACTTCGTCCTTTGTTGAAGTCGAATGTCGATTGGGAACAGGCGATGCATGAGGTTGAGACTGGCGCTGTCAAGTCTCACGCCGCACAGAAGTTGGATGAGTTTTTCGGCACGCTAGCCGATGCGGCTGAGGCGGCTGGTATCCCATTCGACCGTAGGCAGGGTTATATCCCTCACCGTGCCACGCTAGAGGCCAAGAACTTCATGACGGACCCTGAGGCTTTCAAGGCGTTCGGCATGGACATGTCGAAGGTCACCGAAAAGTTTGAGAAGCCCCGCCAAATTCAGGTGGGTGACAACTGGTTTGGTGAGAAGGTTACAGATACCAGTATCCGCAATCTGAACCGCATTTCTCGCAGCAAGGTTGGGTTCGACTTTTTCGAAACGAACCCTGACAAGTTGATTGCGAAGACGTTGGGTGAGGCTGGTGACGCCGCTGAACGTCACGCCCGCAACCGTGCCCTGTCTGCTATGGGTGCGCCTGTGGAAGAGATTGAGCGGGTTGTCAAGGACGTGGTTGATCCTAAGACAGCGGAACGGATTAGGAAACTGTCTAGTCTGCAATCGCAGTCACGCCGCCAAGAGGCAGAACTGTTGCAGAAGGCGACGAACAAGCGCCAGTATGCGGTGCAGGCCGCTACAAGGGCGCTACAGTCTCGTGGCAAGAAACTGGTGCAAGAGTTGTCCAGGGCCGAAGTGGCTTTGGATCGCTCTGTTGACGAGTTGTCGAACCTGGCGGTGGAACGTACGGCCGCTGATGGGGCGCTTCAGGCTGCCACAGTGGCACGTGACCATGCTATCGCTGCGGCTGACACGGCCCGTGCTACGACCCGTAGGGATGCCATGCGGAGGGCCGACCAGTTGCGAGACGAGGTTGTGACCCGTCAAACCCGTGTCGATGCGCTGAAAGCAAAGCATGAACAGTTGATTACGGACACTGCTGAGGCTGAGCAAATCTATACGCAGGCCGTTCTAAAGCATATGGATGACGCCAGGTTGGAGGCTGCCGCCGCCCAACGCAAAGTGTCTCAAACCACCATGCGAAACAAGGCCATGAAGGCTTCACAGGTTCAGGGTGAGGCGTTCACCAGGGCGACCCATGCCGCCGAGCAGGCTGGCGCCGCCACAGAAAAGGCCACAAAGCCTTTGGTCAAGGCTGAGCAGGCGTTGGAGGCGACCAGGGGCGAGGTTCGGGCTACGGCCGCCGCCCATCCTAACGCACTTCCAGAAGTGAAGTCGGTTGCGGCAGTCAAACAGAAGATCGCAGGTTTGGATCAGGCTGCCCGTGCCGCTGAAATCACAAAGATGACTTCCGAAGATTTGATCCCCAACTTGCAGGCTCGTGCCGAAGAGTTGGAGGCAGCAGTCCAGGAAGGTGTCACTGCCCATGCTGCTTCGTTTGCGAAGCGCAAGTTGAAGAACACTACGGAACGTGAGATGGCTTCCATGTTGGCTGACAAGGCCCGCATGTTGTCTGAGGTTCTACAACGTGAAGGTTTGGATAAGCAGGTTGCGACCGTCGCCAAATATGAGGGTCAGGCCGTTGCTCTAGAAGCCGACGCCCTGATTCATGCCGATCGTGCCGCCATGCGGGCGGACACGATCAGTTATTTGAAAGATGCGAACACTCGCCGCATCTTGAAGCAGCAGATCAAGGACGGTTTCACCGATATTGGTGGTGGCTATCAGACGATGGATGAAACGTTGGCTAGACAGTTGGCTCAGGTTGTGTCGATCTTCGATTCCCCTAAGGCTACGAACGCTTTGTTGAAAGGGTATGACGCTTGGAACAAATGGTTCCGCACGTGGGCTGTGACAAGCCCAGGGTTCATTGTCCGCAACCTTGAAGGCGGCTGGTTGAACAACGTTATTTCTGGCGTGAAGATGCAGGACTACAAACTGTTTCGACGGCATTTCAACGTCTACAAGTCGGGGTCTGGCTGGGAAGATCGGTTTATCGAGAAGTATGGTATTTCAGAGTTGCACAAGTTTCAGGGTGCGTTGGACGCCATCGCTGGTACTGGCTGGGGCCAGTCTGCGCAGGAGGCTGGTATCGGCCTGTTCTCTAAGCATGGTGTGCGTCGTGCATGGGATAAGACGTTGGGCACTGAAAACCCTTTGAGTGTCGCTGTTCGTAACAGGAACGAAGGTGCTGAAGAGTTGATGCGTGGCGCCCATGCTTACATGGTGTTCCGCCGTAGCGGCAAGGATGCTGCGGGTGCCTGGCCTGTCAACGACGCTATCAACAGTGTTGCGAAATACCATTTCAACTATCGTGACATTTCGTCGTTTGACCGTGCAGCGAAGCGTGTTGTGCCGTTCTGGACGTTCATGTCTCGCAACATTCCTCTACAGTTGGAAAACATCGCTAAACATCCTGACGTGTTGAACCGTACATACGGCAACTTGAAGCGCACGTTGGAACAGGGTTCCGACGAGCAGCCTATCGTGCCTTCATATTTCATGAATCTTGGCGGCATCCGTCTCGGGGATATCCCCGTGATCGGTTCTGGTGGCGACCAAGAGTACCTGATGTTGGACCTTCCTTTCCTACGGATGCAGGACGACTTGAACAAGTTTACCGATATCGAAAGGGTATTCTCCGACATGAACCCTGCCATCAAGGTTCCTTTGGAGTTGCAGGCCCACAAACAGTTTTTCAGCGGCATCCCGCTTTCAGATACCCGCATGGAGACGCCGCCCGCTATCGCCGAGGCGCCTGGTGTGAAGCAACTGTTGCAACAGGTGGGTTGGTTGACGAAGGACGCCGAAGGCCGTGACGTAATGTCTGACGCCCATTCGTATGCCATTGAAGCCATGTCGCCTATGTCGAACAGGGTGGACCGTATCGTTCCGCCTGCGCAGAAGCATCCTGGCGAGAAGGGCTACGAACGGGAGCAA